TATTGACCGATGATTTTGACTAATGCCATTTCAGCCACTACAGAATCGAGCACCGAAACGCCTCTCGATTGGGCATAAGATGACCGGCCTTGACGGTAGGCCAGCATCAATTCGGCGGGAACGGAGTAGTTGTAAGCACGGCCCCAATCGCTTCCCTGTACTGGATATTCGAGCACTTCGTTAATAGATTCGCCCATGATCGGCCGCTGAATCCAAGGCGATGGGATTGGCATCAGCTCAGTCACCGCATTACCAGCGGTGTTGGTGATCACCTGCACATAGGCGTTGCCGTTATCACATAGGCTGGCGTAAAGGTGTTCCAGCACCGTCGCATCCGATTCACCCGGTGATGGTCGCTGCCAGAGGTATTGCAATGGGTGATCGACTGGGATAAACCCGCCATCCTCATCCCAATAGCCCACCTGCATGATCGCCTTGGTGGAGTTGCGTCGCATCGCCTGAATCGCTGCCTGAACCACGCTCACTTGTGTGTAAGGGCGTGCGAGCGTCATGTAGTCGTTGCTTAGCCCTGTCATCATATCTACAGACCATGATGAGGCGGCAATATCAGCGGTGTTGGCAGTGACGCCAGCCCTCACGGACTTCGTGAACCGGTCTCGGATGTTTTCAAACAGTGTTGGCATAGTGGTCAAGACACCCATCTGAACGGTTGTACGGAACTCAAATAGCTGAACGTGTCGGCAGCGGCATCGACCTGGTCATCATGTTTTCCGGTTGGAAATGAGCACAATTCGTCAATGAAATCACGGTTCCATTCGCCCTTTTCCAGCTCAATCGAACCGGATTCAAAAGCAGCGGCCATCGGCATAGCCCGCACTTCTTTGGAGCCAGTTGGCCGTTTGCTGATCACCCCGTAACCGATCAGATTGCGGGTGTCGTGCTGGACCTGATCGACCCCCGCCGAGCCGGGGTCTTGTGCCAGGTGGACGATCGTTTCCCGCCCATCAGTCTCGGCGATCTGGCGTTGAATTGTGCGACGGGTGGCAGGCGACCATTGCCCCCGTGAAACGTGCTTGACACGGTAGATGTCGCCGGTTCGGCACATCCACACACCGGCAGTGTAGTCACCACCACCCACCGTGGCGGCTGTGTCCCACGCTCGGCATGCGTTGGAGTTGTCTGGTATCGGTGATGGATCGACGATGCGGAACCATTCCGGCCGGAAGAACCCGCCGTCACGTGGTGTTGGTGTCTGTTGGTAGAGGGCGGAAAAAGCGTAGGAACCGACGGTCTTTTTGATCCGGTCGAAGTCCTCCACACTGTATCGTTCTGGCCACAGTGCTTCACCGGTCTGACGACCAATCAGGTCATCATCCTCAGCAATGGCAGGCAGACTGACCACATCCCACTGTTCGCCACCGTCACTGGCCTGCTCTAGTAACTGGCCAGCCAAGTCAAGGCTGTGCCAGCGGGTCATAATCAGGACGATTGCCGCACCTGGGTGAAGGCGTGTGTACAGGTCATTTTGATACCAATCCATCACGCGAGCACGATAGGTGGGTGATTCGGCCTCAGCACGCGACTTGACTGGATCGTCAATAATCACCAAGTCAGCACCGTAGCCTGTGACACCAGAGCCGACACCGACCGCATACAGCCCGCCACCGTGTTCAGATGACCACTGATTTTGTTTGTTTTGGTCGTCGGAAAACTCGAAACCGAATTCCTTGGCGATCCGGCGTGTTTGTCGGCTGAAGGTGCAGGCCAGCGAGTGGTTATAGGCCCCGATGATCACCCGTAAACTCTGATCCAGTAATAGCCTGTAAGCAGCGTAATGGATCGTAGCCAGCTCGCTCTTGCCGTGCCTGGGCGGCAAGAACAGCATCAACCGTTTGCATTCACCGGTCGTCACCCTGTCCAGAGCCCGGCGGCATTCCGCCAAGTGTTCGGGTGACCACTGGTGTGCTGGTGTTGCCGCTTGCAGGAAGCGGTTTAGGCCCCTTGGGATTAACTGTTTTGCGTGGTGGGGTGTCGCACTCATTATCGAGACTTGACCAGTCGATTGCGGGTTTGTCGCTGATTTCGATGCTGCTGGCGACCTTGCCGTCTACTCTGTCGAAGATGGCTGACCAATAGCGGAAATCACCGTCAACTGCCCTTTGTAACGCCTGCCGAATAAACCGTCGCATCATTTCCGGGTTGGATTCCAACTCGTCTTCGAGGATCTCTTGGAACGGTTTCTTGGGCCGCCCTCCGGTGTTTCCCGAGACACCTTTCGGCCACGGTGGTCTAAGATTTTGTGGGTTCGGTGGCATTGCGATTGCTCTCCGGTGTTACTCCGGTGTTTTTACCGGAGTCAACCTGGATGTTTTTCTTGATTTTCATTTGAGCTTTCGGGTTCTGCGTTTGGCCTTCTTATCCCGCGATTCGGCTTCCATCTCAGAAGCCTCGGCAAAGATATCGTCAATCCGCTCGTTCTCAAGTTCGCGTTCGAACCCCGTGGAATGACATGCGGCACAGTAGAGACGAGAACCGCGTTTGATGCCTCGGCAACGATCACAGGTGGCCGGGTCTTGATCCTGTGCCTCAGGCGTCCAATCACCCTGGCCGAACACCACACCAATCACGGCGGGTGCTTTACGACCTTCTGAGGCGGCAATTTTGCGATAGGTGTTGCGACAGACGCCAAGTATCTGACAGGCCTTGGTGTCCGGGATATCCATGTATTTGAGCGCAATCGCCAAAGATCGGCGAACCGTACCGACATCAATATCAGACCGCTTTCGGCCACTCAAAGTGACCTTCACGCCGGATTGACTGACAATCATGATGTTCGCCCTCATTATCTATAAGGTGTAATATGTGTGCAACTATTCCGTTTCGATGGCTGCAAGTCATGGTGTGCAAACGAATTAAAAAATATTAATTTTGTTCACGCCTCCTGCGGGTGTGGTACTCCACCAGACTGACCGGTGGTAACGGAATCGGCCCCAGATCGGCCAGGTTGGCCTTGTCACCGTGCAATACCCGAAGCCGTGACCATTTGCGGCTCCGTTGGCTCAGTTGGCATCGCCATTCCCATTCTGTTCTCGCTTGTTTTTGCATTTAGGGTCCCATTTTGGTTTAGGGTCTGGGTCGGAAAGGAAAACAGACGAGACATTGGTGATTATATCGGGGTCGTCCGTGTCCACCTGGTAGGTCACAATGTGGTTTTCCTGCCGTTTGCCGTGCAGGATCATGTTCCGAAGTGCGTGAAATGCAACCATAAATCGTGCCATCACACACCACCTGCCCATAGGGCCATGCAAACCGCATCGGCCTCCCCATCGGTCAACTTACCGATCGCTGGAAAGCGTCCATTGCAATATACGACAGATCGCTTCTTTTTCAGCGTGGAATCAATGCCGTTCAGAATGGATTGCCATTTCTGAGGCGTCACATATTCAAAAGGCATTGTAATTCCCGCCAGAACACCTTCGATCACGCCTGCGCCAAAGCCAAAAGTGAACATGGACACGCCACCATTGCCGGGCATCGCGTGAACCCTTTCGATGACCACCCGGCTGGCGTAATCCCGCTCGATCAGGATCTCCCGGAGGCCGCGTGAATCCATCACCTTCTTGCCGCCAAACTTAACGACGGGCATCCGGTGCGTTTCGACGATCCGCCCGTTTTCAATAACTGCAATGCCACCGGACAAGCCGGGGTCGATTCCGATGATGGTCATGCGTCTGACTCCTCCACTCGACTGATTTCCCAATCGAGATATTGCCGTGCTTTTTTAAGGTCTTGCAGCTCGCAACCTTTGTACGGCGCTCGCATGACATATTTGATGACATTGCCACGATAAAAAGTCTCGTAAGCACAGATCTCGATTGGTTCAATGCCGCTCGGATGGCTGGTGTAGTGCTTCGGATGTTTGATCGGGTCGTGTTGCGATTTCACTGATTCCATCCGTTCAAGATGATTGGTGATTTCGGCCCCGAATGCGGATGCCAGCGAGTCTAGGTGCGATGTCATGCAATCGGCCTCCAATGTGTTGGTGTCATGGTGTCTCGCGATACGTTCAGTGCAACATCGAAATCGTGGAAATGCCACCTGTTATCAGTGCCCCACATCGCTTGATATCTCATGGTCTTGCGTCGAGCCATTACCCAAGTCCCGACTGGTGGCATGTTTGCTGGATTGTCAGCGACCGTTGTCCAGTTGTTTGTCCATCTGGTAGCCTCTGGCGTCATCAGGTTGTAAATAGTCAACGCCGCAGCCTTGGCCTCGCCAGTCAGGCTGGCGATAAAATCAAGCGGTGTCATCATCGTCTTCCTCGTCTTCCTCTTCCTCTTCGTCCTCGTCGTCATCGCAATCGCAGCAAAGCAAGCACGTCGCGCAGTAATCGCAAAAATGTTGTGTTTGCCGTTCGCATTCATAGCACTCCGCAAACGGCGGTTTGACCGGCTCGTCAAGCGGTGTCATCAATGTGCTCCTTCGATACTTCGATCGCTTCCAAGCAAACGGCTTTAGCCTTTTTGAGGCAATCCCAATCGCCGGACGCAATTATTTCCCCGTCTATCCAAATGTTAGCTTTGTAAGTTGCGTTATCGTCCATGATCTGGATCACCGCGGTGATATCTCCAGACCTCAGATGCCA